CACGAAAAACCGACCGATTCTGCGATGTGAAGAACCTGAGCGCGGATCTCCCCGCGCGATCTTGTCTGGCCTACATCTCGACAACGACCGTCGATGAAGAGGGCGAGGCCGTACTTCCCGGTGGAATCCAGACGAACAGGTTCAACAAGACGCGATCGGTGTTTTGGAATCACGACTATTCAGATCCAGTGGCGGTCAATCGATGGCTCCGGCTCGACGGTGATGGCATCGTCGCGTTGACAGTCTTCCCCGAGCGACCGGACGGCCACGATGGCGAGTGGCGACCCGATACAATCCTGGCGATGCTGGCTTGCGATCCTCCCCTGGTTCGCGGTGTCTCGATCGGGTTCGCGTACGTCGAAACCCGGCAACCAACGAAGAAGGATATCAAGTCATTCCCAAGCAGCGGAAACGAGTTGAAGAAAGTGGTCTCGAAGTCCAGGCTCCTCGAATACTCCTTCACTCCGCTCCCGATGAACGAGGACGCCTTGATCGTCGCCACTCAGAAGGGTTTGATTCGGGACGATTTCAGGATCAACGAAAAGGCGTTCGGGCCAAAGCCGTCGCTCACTTTGAAACGAGGGGCGTTGGTACTTGACAATATCCCCACCGAAATACGAAAATCTTCAAATGCGGTACGCGCTGTGAGGGGCACGTTCCGTATGATGCAAGATGAAATCGACCGCAACGGCGGTCACTGACTTAGCGGTCAGTCTGAGCCGGATGCCAACCAGCGAGCCGGAAAGCCAACAGCACCGCACATTCAAAATTGAAAGGTGGTTTGCTATGGCAATCCAAAAGGCCGCACTCCTGCGGCAGATCGCTCGCTTGACTGCGAGTCAATGCACCCAATTGGGTGTGAAGGGTCCATATCGTGGTCCCCGTAGCGGCGTCGAAGCCGCCAAGGCTATCGAAGCCTGGCTCGGTGACGGCGTTCTCTACGACGCTGAAGGCAACGAAATCTCGCTTGGCGACATGGAATCCATGTTCGCTACCGAAGGCGACCCGATGGAGCTGACACTCCACGCGGGCGCACCAATGGCAGCGGAAGCAGAAGAAGCACCAGCCGAAGAACCTGCTGCGGCTCCTGCCGAAGCACCTGCTGCCGCGTCTATCCGTTCGATGATCCGACAGGAAATGGCTTCTCGTTCGATGCCAGCGGTCCCCAGGGTCGTGGCTTCAACAACCAAGTCGCGGACCACCAAGTGGTTCAACACCGACGAGGACAAGAAGTACGCCGGTCATTGGCTGAACGCCAAGTTCTGGAAGAGTGAAACCTCCCAGAAGTGGCTTAACGATTACGCTGGTGGCTACGGGATGAAGACAACGCAGATCGAAGGTGGCGTTGACGGTACCTTGGGTGGCTACACGGTTCCCGATCCTCTCGAAGCGGCAATTATCGAGGCTCGTCAGGAGTTTGGGGTGGCACGGCGAATCTGTCGCGTCTTCCAGACATCCAGCGATAGCGACAAGATCCCGACCAAGACCGCACTGCCAACTGTGTATTACCCCGGCGAAGCCACGGCGATCACCGAAAGCAACGCGACATACGGTCAAGTTTCGGCGACGATCGTCAAGCGTGCGGTCCTTGTAAAGTATTCTTCGGAGTTGTTCGCCGACTCAGTGATTGCTATCGCTGATGATCTCGCAGAAAACGCAGGCCGTGTTTTGGGTATTCGTGAAGATAACGAGTTCCTAAATGGCGCAGACAATGCCGATTGGGGCGGCGTCGCTGGTTTGGATTACACAAGCCATACCGCCGTCACTGGTGGCGCGACTTGGGCAGCGTTGACCCTTGCGAACTTTGCAACGGTCGTTGGAACACTTGGTGACAAGTACCACGCCGGTGCTTCTTGGATCATGTCCCGTTCGTTCTTTGGTCAGGTTGTCCTTCGTGTTCTCGCCGCCGCTGGTGGAAACACGTTTGAGTCTATTGCCGCCGGTGCAACTGGTGGCGGGATGCTCCTTGGCTACCCGATCCACTTCAGCGATCAGGCAAAAACCTCTTCGGCAGTTAGTCAGGAGAATTGTTACTTCGGCGATTGGCGAAGCGGTTCTGTGTTTGCTGATCGGGCGGGTATCCAGATGGCAACAAGTGAGCATCTCGGTTTCGCTGAGGATGAAATTGCTATCCGCGTCACTGCCCGGTACGACATTATCAACCATGATGGTTCTGCGTTCATCTCATTGGACACAGCGGCGTCGTAATGAATCGCGCGAAGGCGCACCTCGCACGGGAGGGTGGCGGGTCTTCGGACCCGTCCCCTTCCCCGCGTTGGGGTAACTATGAAAAACGAAACCCCCATATCGGTGCTAGTGAGGGGTCGCTTTGGTTTGCGGCGATCGATCGCGGTTCCCCGTGATGTCGCTGCCTGGCTTGTGGAAATGGAAGTTGCGACCTATGCCAAACCGAAGTCGCGTGGTATCTTCAACAAGGTACTGACGCGTGCGATGGTCAAAACGAAAGGCATGAGCAATGGCGGTAGCGGCAACTGATCTCGTTGATCTTCCAGAGGTCAGGCGGTATCTCAGGATCACCGACACTTCTCGGGATCGTCTCTTGACACAACTGGTTGCCGCTGCAACCAATCGGATCGAGCAGTTCTGCAATCGAACACTCGTCGAAGCCGACCATCGAGAGTTCTACGATGGAGACGGCAGCGACGCTCTCCTCCTCAACAACTTCCCGGTGACTGGCGTCGCTCGCATGGGATGGTCCCGCGTCGAGGGAATCACCGTCACCGCTGCAATATCAACAGACCTCCGCGTGACGGTTGAAGCCCAAGACAATCAAGTCTCCCTTCGCCGATGGAACTCATCCGGGTCGTTGAGTGAATCCAAGTTGACGTACGCCTCGAATGCTACGACAACCGCGATGGCTTCGGCGATCGATGGCACGATCGGTTTCGATGCAACCAAGGTGAATGACGGCCTCTCTGAAGACTTCGCGCGGCAGGCGGCGACCGATTGCATTGACGGCACGGGTCGTTTGTACATGATTGAAAACGACTTCCGCGTTGAAGAGAATCGCGGGGTAATCACGCTCATCGCATCTACAGACTTGACGGCGTTCCCGCAAGATCCAAGTCGGGTTGTTTTCCCCATCGGTCGCGGTAATGTCATGGTGGTCTATACCGCTGGCTACACCCAGGCGGCGATGCCCGCAGACCTCAAGCAAATATGCATCGAGGTTGTCGCCCAGGCGTTGCGATCTGGTGAACATGATCCCACCGTTGGCAGCGAGGCGATTGACGGGTACTCGTATTCCAACATCGGCAAGATCCAGCTCGACCAAGAGATGCGGCAACGGCTTGCTCCTTGGAGAAGGAAGCCAAGCGGATGAGTGTTCAGTCGTACATCGATGCCCACGGGAAGACCGTCGAGATTCACCGCGCCACCAAGACGATCGACACGTCGGGGTTCCCCAAGTGGACATACGCCGTCAAGCACCGCAACCAGAGGGCGTCTATCGTCCCTGGTGCGACATCGGAGGTTGATCGGGGTGGCCGTATGGTGAGCGTTCGAACGGTCACAATGTCGTTCTCATCCGAAACCGATATCCTGATCGATGACCGGGTGGTGTTGAAAAACGCAGACGGCACGACCGATACCTTCGACATCAAAGAGCGAACTGATGTAGGGCAGTTCGGGAAGGACCACGCCATGTCGCGTATCCTTTGCTCGGCGGAGGAACCAGCCTGATGGCAAAGAAACGAGTGCATGTCGATTGGCGCGGTGACCTTTTCCTGGAGGCAGTGGAGGCGGTCATTTCTGAGCAATTGGAAAAGGCTGGCGAAACCGTAGCGTCGAAGACAAGATCGTTGCTTCGGCTTCGGTCGAATCCAGACCCACCAGGCAACAAACCATCGCCAGTTGGAAGACCCCCGGCGGTCCAAACGGGAAGATTGAAGGGATCGATTGGCGTTTCCAAACCATCTCAGTCTCGGAAAACATTCAGTATCGATGTCGGGTCTGGAATCAAGGGAACTCCGGTTCGATATGCCTTCACCCATGAGAACAAAAACAATCCCTACCGTCGCCCATACCTTTCGACTGCTCTTGAAAAGAAGAAGGACCGAATCAAGACGCTCCTGAGTTTCAAGAACACTATTGAAAAAGCCTTGAAGCGTGCGGCGCGTGACCTTGGAGGTAGGGTTTGAGTCAAGCAATCGTCGCAGCGTTGTACACGAAACTGACCGCCGACCAATCGGGGGATTCGTTCTACGATGACCTCGGAGGCCGGATCTTCACCGGGATGGGTCCGCAGGATGCCGACCTTCCCCTGGCGGTCATTGCCATCGACGCCAATACCATCGAATCGACATACTCGAAACGAATCGAAACGACGGCGTTCGTGTTGACGATCTACGGCGCGATCTCCGCCGGAGCCACCGCCGTATCCGATATCGAAGCCAAGGGATTTTCGCTATTGCATGGCGCGGAGATCTCTCCCGCCGGATATGATCGCGGCGTGTTGAGGTGCTTATCGAGAGATGACCGAGATCACGACGAGGAAGTCGTGGTTTCAACGAGCGTATACGAAATCGAGGCAACGACCTCGTAAGGAGCACTTGACATGGCCCGAATTACGGGAAACGACGGCAACTTTTCACTGGCGACCTTCAACATGGTTGCCAACTCTTGGAGCATGACAGTCACGCCGAACGTGACTGATGTGACTGGGTTTGGTGACACCTACAAACAAGCAGTGACCGGGATGGCAACATTCTCCGGCTCGGCTTCTGGTTTCTTGGATAGTAGTTCTTCACCAAAGATTGAGGTCTCTGCACTCGAAGGACAAGCGGGTGTCGTGGTAGTATTGACCGCAGCAAGTGGTTGCACATGGACAGGTACAGCGATAATGACTAACTGCGCCGTCAACGCAAACAAAAACGGCGACACGACTGTGAGTTGGGATTTCCAGTTCATCAGTGCTGTCGTAATTGCATGGGATGATTGATAATGAAGATTCGCAAAGTTGAGGTGCCTTTGCAGGATGGCGTTGCCATCGTCGAGCGGTTGAGTGTTCGCCAAATGATCTTGCTCCTGGATCGTTTGCACGTTCGCCGCCGAAACAATCTGGTTGCCGACCTTGACGCGGCGAGTGTGGAGAGTCCTGATCGGCTTTCCGCTCTCGCCGCGCTAGACAAGGAGCGTGGGTTGCTTTCCGGATTGCTTCGCCATGCGTTCACGATCGAGGGTTCGGTTGAGATCATCGGCGAAGGACTCAAGGATGATGTCGAGTTTGAGCCGACGAGCTGCAAGCCCGAAGGCGATGTGATGGATTCGTTGATCGAAGACCACCAACGGTTGATGGATACCGCCCTGGCGTTGGTCGGGGTAGATTCTCTGGTGGCAAGCCCGGACCCACCAGCGGGAAACGCCGAAAGCGGAAGCCCCAAGAAGAGACGCGACCGCAGTGGTTCAAAGACGTAGCACTGATCTCCCATTTCTTCGCCGGTGCAGGCGATCCATACAATCTTCCGATTGACAAGTTCCAAGCGTACCTGTCGCGGGTATCCTACGTTCTGGGATTGCAGCACGGTACAGGAGGAAGCGATCGTGCCATCGTCGATGAGATGGCCGAGGAGTTCGAGTAATGGCCTCAGTCGGAAAAGTCGTTGTCCAGATCGAAGCCAGGATTGGCGCACTTGAGGCGGGGCTTGCCAAGGCCGAACTGGCTATCAGGAAATCCGGCGACAGGATGGCGGAGGCTCAGAATACGCTGACGAAAAAGTTCGAACGATCCTGGGTTGAGATTTCGTCAAAGGTCGCCATCTATTCCAATGCACTCGATCTCGTCGGCAAGACTATGAAAACAATTTCGAGTCTTGGACGCGCCTTCGATGATTCTCTGACGCCAGACCAGAGTCTGGAGGCGATTGCGGAACTACGAAGTGACCTTGAGGCGTTGCCGTTGGGGCTGGGATCGGTTGTTTCTGGGTTGGAGGTTGTCATCAACCAGGTAACAGGGTTGGGTGATCAGTTTGAACGGCTTATGGAGATTGAACGTACGCTGTCAGAGCAAACGGGCATCATCAAAAAAACCCGAGTAGTTCGACAGTCAAGAGTTGAAGAGTTGAAACTCTTGGAGTTGCGATTGGATCTTCTGAAATCCGAAGACAAGTTGGAGGCGGGTGCAAATCTCAATCGAGAACAAGCGAATCAGGAACAACAAAGAGCGTTAGATGCCCTCGCGGACAGACACGAGGAGATCTACAAATTACGGGAACCGACGGTCGAACCGCTACCGGACACGAGCGCAATGGATATGGCACTCGATGCGGCAGCGTTAATACCCGGCATTGGGGGCGTTGCATTAGCGATACAAGCGGCGAGAGAAAAGGATAGAGAAAAAGAGCGAATAGCAGCGAAGCAACAATTAAAAACAGATAGGAGTGAGGGAAGAGAAGCCGCCAGGAAAGACATCGCAAGGGAAGAGGAAGAAATCAGAGAGATCCACAGAGCACGACTCGAAATTATTGATGAGGAGTTTGCCCAGGGAAAAGCCAGCAGAGCAGATGCTATCGAAAAGGCTGAACTGGCAAAGAAGGATCTTTCAGATGCGATAGCGAAACTGGATGTAGACAGAGAGGGGCTGAAGGTCAAAGCGGACGCCAACAAACTTACGGTGATGGGTCAACGGAGTCTTCAACTCCAGTTGGAAACTGAATCTGCAATTGCAGATCAAGAGGGTCGATCATCGGACGCGCAACTCCACCGACTACGCGCGAAGTTTGAAGGTCGGTTCGCCCAGGCACGATCAGACGAAGAACGGGACACCATCACCAACCTCCACTCTCTCGCGCAAGAGGCGTTGTTGAGGAAGGCAATTGCTGATGAAGAAAAGCGTCTCAAGGATGCCGCCGGTGTTGCCCGTCCCGATATTTCGACCGGAAGCATCAGCACCGCGTTGGGGTCGTTCACAATTGCAATGCCAGAAGCCGACCGCCTCGGGAAACAACAGGTTACCATCCAAAGTGAAATGCTAGAGAATCTGAAGAACCTTCTGCGAGAGGTGATGAAGTCTAGGCAAACAGGTGGTGCATTCCTTCTTGCATCTTGATAGGTGAACAATGCCAGATCCACTAGTACGCGAACAACTCGACTCCAGGAGTGGGTCCGTTGATAACAATGGACGCCACACCCATACCCGCCGTTGGTTTGCGTTGGGATATGCCAACGAATCGCTCGCACTTGACGCGATCGAAACCGAACTTGATGGTGAGGATTATCTATACCCCGGTCGCCCTTCAGCGGTAGCGTTCGCAGGTCGCCAGATTGAACTGCTGCAAGGTCACAATGACTCGTGGTCCATCGAGGTTGAATATCACGACATTGTTATTCGCCCGCCCGGTTCGGGTGATCTTGTCACCCTGACTAGTGGTTCGGTGAAGGCGTTTCCAAAGCCGGTGTTCAGAGTCAAGGGTTCGGGTTGGGCGTACTCTCCCACCTCCGCCCACACAAATCCCGTCCAGGAGAACGATATTGGCGGGGAGTCGGTTGACGCCAGTGGTACTCCGACTTCGATTGTTCCCCACTTGCGGGAGGTGACGATCAGGAAGACCGTCGAAGTTGAGCCGAAAATCCATGAGTTCGACGCACTCGCTGGAACAAGGAACAACGCAACCTTCCGCACCGCGCAGCGCGGGACCGTGCTGTATATGGGAATGACTTGGGACCAAACCTCAGAGGAGTCGTGGAACATCGTCCACCGCTTCGCGGTAGATACAAGGTTCTACCATCTCGAACAAGTCCCACATATCAACGATACCGACGTGGCCGACAAGATCCTTATCAACGAAAGGTATCACCTCAAGACGGTGTATTGGATTCAACCCTTCCCCCTGGCGAACTTTGCGACGCTCCAAATCTGATGGTTCGATTCCCATACATATCGCGGATGCAGTACGGCATCATCGACCAGACGCACGTCAATGCCGCGTTCGAGTTGGCGAACGAGCTTCAACTGATGATGCCAGCACTCCGCACCCTGGTTTCCAAATCGCAGTTTCCTGGGTTCAACATCTTCCCGGCGCGGATCGATGGTTCGCCTGAAGTACTTGCAGAATCAGAAAGCAGCGGCGGTGATGATGTCGCGGTGCGATGGCGGTACCAGTGGACGGAAGTGATTGGAGATCCCGGCAGCGATGATGTCCCGATAGGTTGGAAAGAGCGTGGGGATGATGGAAGGAAGAGCGACTCGCCAAGTGGTGATGGCGATGACCACGATCGTTGGGCCGTCAACATGATCGAGGCTGGGAACAACTCGACGCACTCGCTCGTTGGACCTGGCGTTGATATCAAAGGATCAACTTACCCCGATGGCTTCAAGCCGCAACCAATCAGCGAGGGTTCAGTTGTCCAGATGTTCGTGACCACCATAGTCAAGCCTGAGGAGTCTGGAGTTGGAGACGGCGAAACCCATACAGCGATTCCATATTTCTACTTCTGGTGTGCCAATGCCCATGACGGTGAGTGCTGATGCCACTCCACGGTGTCGTGACGTGCGAGTGCGCTTGTGATTGTTGGTATCTGTATTGCTTGTGTGCTGATCAAGACCCAGATGGGGAAACGCCGCACGAAAAACCGTACCTCTATATCTTGGTCAATGTCCCCACAAGCGACGGCAATTGTAGTGACGACCCGATACCCAACGACACCTACTACCACTTCAAGCAGTTCACCGATGAACTCCAGCGTGAGGGTTGCTACAAGTTCCACGAAGTGACAGAGACAAGGCCGCCAGGTGCGTACCTCATCGATTCCAATTCTAAGTTCACTGATGAACTGACCGCGATAGGAAATTGCTGGCAATGCCTGGGGATGACTTGCGACGGAAGTGGGAGTTCCAATCTACCGACACTCAGAAATATTATCCAAGCAATCGCACTTGGGTACGAACTCATTGTTGAGGTTCCATCGAAAAGCGTAGACTTCGGCGGCGGTGTTTGTTGCCGTCGAGAACCAGGTGATCCCGCGATTACATCCGAACCAATTGTCTCGACCGTTCCAGCGCACACCGTAACGATGAGCGGTTGTTCTGATGACGATGGCGTTGGTATGTGCATCAACGTGCAACCGGATGTCGAGTGTGACAAGGGAAAGGTTCCCATTCATGGCGGGTACGCCCAAGCGTGTCAGTGCCACGAAGACTTCCTAGACGGCTCCTGTATTCTTCACGGTGGTTGCTGCCCACCCGCTGGAGATAATCAAGGCGCGTGCCCGTGTGACTACGATGACCGACCACCCGAATTGGCTCCATCGTTGACGGGTTTCGTAATTCAGGAACACTCACTTGGAGATGCGACCGCCGTGACTGGATACTTTGGATCCTTCACACACGACACCACAACGCACACCCAACCCAACGGCGATGAGTTACCAAAGCGTGTCACAGCAGATGACACGATTGATTTTTGTCCAAAGTTCACTTGTGACCCCGGTGAGATCCACGACGATTGTTGCCCACCAGGCGTCGATGGTGACGAGTGTCTTCCTCAGTATTCATCAGGTCGCAACCCGTACACAACCCAGTTTCCAGGGATCAACTACATTATCATTCGTTGTGAAGAAGATGTTGGAATCCAAGAGAAGGTCACGTTCCAACTTTTCCACGGCGTAACGGTTCCGGTCAAGTGCAGTGCCGTTTGTGAACCGTACAACTCTGGTCGGGGGAACACCTGCACACCAGAGGGGCGTCTTGTTTGGCACGGTGCGTCTGCGTCATGGTTCCAGAAGTTCGGCGAAACTACCGAACTTGAGTTCGATGTACTGATTGGTCTTCTCGACAAGAGTGTGTGTGATGACTAGTTCCGCGAGATATCAAATCCGTCACTCCAAGACTAAAGAGGTCGTAGAAGAGGGCTCATTGTCAATATCCAACGAACCAGGAAAGCGTGTTGATGATTCGGGTGATTGCATTGATTGCTCGAAGTCGAGGAACGCCGGATTCCTTCGCCGTCTCGCCAGGGGTGTTCCGGGCCTGCTGAAATCTGAGTTGGGTATCGGGATGGCTCCCGACGAGGTCATCCAGCGGCGGAAGGAGTTGTGTCTTGCCTGCGAGCATCATGACTTCGGGGTCTGCAACGAGTGCGGGTGCTACCTGAAGGCAAAGACGGCCATAGCTTCGGAGGCGTGTCCGTTGAACAAATGGGTGGCCGTCACGACGAAATCAAGCAACGACTGATGACATGGGCGGTTCGGCGTGATACCCTAGCGCGACCCTGAGAGGAATAACGATATGGCGAAGAAGTGGACAACATGGACCGGAGCAGTATCGACCGCCTGGGCAACCGCTGGCAACTGGACAAACGGATTGCCTGATTCAGACGATACGGCGGTCATTGATGGTGCTGTCGATATTGTCGGCGGAGCAGTGAGCAGTGGCGAGGTCGATGCGGTGTACGTTGCCTCGACCTACACAGGTGACATCGGATCATCGGGCACGCCCCTGGAGATCGATGTCGCCGACTTCCAGTTCGATGGGGGAACATCCACGGGAGTCGCATACGTTCGGTTGATTGCTTCAGCGAACGCCGCTCCTGTTGTCACGATCAGCGGCGGAAATGGATCGGCGAGTTTGTACTTGGCTGGCACGGTCACGAAGATGATCGTCAACTCGACCGCCACTGGCACGTTCTACCTTGGTGTTTCTGCGTCGAAGACCTTGGCGATCACAGAATTGGTCATGGTCGGAAGCAGCAATGCGACAGTAGACGCTTCAACGACGGCGAATATCGCTTGGGCATCAGCCGGAAGAGTCCACATGGACGCCGGGGCACTCAAGATCAGCGAGAACTTTGGGGCAACATCGATTTGTGAATGCTTGGGTGGCACACTCACAGTCAGTGACTGGACAAACACATTGAACGATACTTTGAACGTGCGAGGCGGCACGGTCAACTGGAACGCCGGTAGTACCGGTATTACGTCTGAGGCGTACACGGTGATAAAGACAGTCAATGTTTATTCGGGTACATTCTCGTTGGCGTCGAACAAGAATGCATTCATTGGGTTGGCTTTCTTGAATCAATACGGCGGTACTGTCAACCTCGATACCGGAATTGGCAACGTGGTCCAACAGGAAGCAGCAGGGATCATTCGCTACGCTGGCTCGTTCATCCCGCCGGTCTCAAGTACGGTCACGGTGGCGTCGATCGGATAACGAAGCCCTTCTCTTCCGGCAGCGGCTCCGGTCGTCCTCCTCCTTCGACCAGAGCCGTTGTCTTTGCGCACGATCTCCCCGACCCAGCACGTTGGACTGTCTTGGACTGTCTTGGATTTCGTTCGGGGTTGCGTCATATCGGTGGACCCACGTTCGTCCTCCTCCTCCTTCGACCGTGGCCGTTGTCTTTGCGCCTACCACATCATTCGGAAGTCATTCGGAAGTCATTCGGAAGTCTTCAGGCAAGATATTGCCACGGTTGCGTTTCTGAGCAACCACCCAGCTCCAGGCCAACACCAGTACCCCGACCTCCCTGCGTCCCCCGACTCGTCGGCCATGGACCCAAACGGATCGCGCGGATTTCTTGTGGATCGCCGATCCTGAGCCGTCAGAGGGGAACGGATTTCTCAGAAGATCCGTTCAGGCAGAATCCCCTCCCTCGATATACCCGATTCCAGCCTGAAAACCCGATCGGGTCCGTAGGATCGATTGTGAGGCGTTTGGATTCTGGAGGCCCGATACCCCCTCCAGGCCGAGAAAGCCCACCAGGGGGCATCCTAGCGGCCCTATTATGGCCCATCTGAGATTTCTCCCGCCAGACCCCCTCTGGTGGCCCAGAAACCCCGATTGTAGAAAAAAACTCCAAATACCCCATATGGCCCCCTATCGCTTAGACCTCCTCCTGCTATAATCAAATCCGGACAGACAGACCTTCCTTCTCAGGAAAACATCTGTCAGACCAAAACCCAAGGCCATAGGAAGACATCTTCCCTTGGTCTGACAAGGAGGAAACGACAATGACCAATACGATGATCGAAGGCGGCAAAGACGAAGCACTGATCCAAGCACGGCGAAACGAAAAGACAGATCCAGACAATCGCTGGTACGTCGTTCGACGCCAAGACGGAGCCGGATGGCTGCAAGATTGGATGCTGACCGACACGATGCCTCTCCTTGGAGAATGGTATGACTCTGACGGCCACCGACACGGCTGAACCCCTCCCTCCCCCGCCGACAGGCGCGGGAAGGATTTCACTCAGGGCGACAGCGCCCGCAGCAAGGAGGAACCCATGACACGCAAAGATTTCCAACTGATCGCTGACACACTCTCAGACCTGGCGTTGAAGTGCCCCGACCACCGGTACGCCTTCACCCTGGCGGCGACCGCCTTCTCACGAAGCCTCGCAAAGACCAACCCCCGCTTCGACCACGGTCGATTCCTTGAGGCTTGTGGAAACGCGAACCCGGCACGAACGTTCACAGGTGATTTGGCGAACCCCCGCTGACCAACCCAGGGCGGCAACTTCCCCCTCGCCTACCGGCGTGGGGGAGGATTCACAAGAGCGGCAACGCTCGCAACAGGAGGAAACCACAATGTTGACCCAAACAATCCGAAGCGCTTCCCATATGCGTGACGAGTTCCGACGATACGACCGAAACGATCAGTTTTCGTACAACAGTATTCGTACAGAGCCTACGACGCCCTGTTCGATCACCTCTCCGACCTCGGCGTCGATATCGAGTTCGATGTCGTCGCCATCTGCTGCGAGTGGTGCGAGTACGGCAGCATTGCAGAACTCGCTGAGGCGTACGGTGAGGTTCTGATGATCGATGTCGAGGATTCGGACCTTCGAGCGGAGATTGAAAACCACGGAACGGTCCTCGATGTCGAGGGCGGCGGCGTCTTGTTCTCTGAATGACCCCACCCTTCCCCCTAGCCGACAGGCGTGGGGGAGGATTCACCAAGGGCGACCCCGCCCGCGACAGGAGGACACCATGCCAACAAAGACGACCAACAACCAATTCAAAGTCGGAGACATCGTCGGCGTCAAGTGCGATATTGAACAGACTGGACGAATCGAAAAGATCGACGAAGGCACATATCAGACGAAGTTCTTCGTCCGATGCTTCGCAGGCGAATACG